TTTATCATTACGGTCATGAAGACTCTAGTGTTAATTGCACAGAACATATTAATGTTATTAATAATGATATATTAAAACAGAGTTATGGCAACATAAATGATTGGAAGAATAAAGGTTTTGATCAAAATATAAATACAAATGCGGTTAAAATTTTTAATGAAAATTGTACAAAAGAATTAAATAAAAGAATCAAATCAAATAAAGAATTTATATTATGCTGGTTTGGATTTGCCCATGAATCGTGCGTAAAACATTTTTATAATAAAGCTATCGTAGTAGAGCCAAGTATTGGTTATGATAGCATGTTTGCGCCCGTTAAAATATTTGAAACACATAGTCAAATGCATAAAATGCACGGCCATTCATGCACACATATAGGTTTAGGATCTGAATTTGTAGTTTATCCAGGTTTTGATCCTAATGATTTTTTATATAAAAAAGAAAAATCAAATACGGCTTTATTTCTCGGTAGAATTATAGAAGAAAAAGGGGCTAAACTTGTATATGATATATGCAACGATTTAAAACAAGATATAATTTTTGCTGGTCCAAATATACTTGGCTTAAAAGATACTAGATATTGTCAATTTGTTGGTTTTGTTGATCCAATCAAAAGGATGTATTTACTTAGTGATGCTAAATTTTTATTTGCCCCTTCGTTATTTATTGAACCTTGTAATTGGACAGTCATTGAAGCACAATTTTCAGGAACCCCAACAATAACAACAAATTTTGGAGGCTTTACTGAGACTGTATCACAAGGAGAAACCGGACTAAGATGTTCTACCATAAACGATATAGTTTATTCCGTGCAAAATATAGATAAATTGATTAATCCAGAAAATTGTTATAAAAATGCTATGTCAAAATTTACGTTAGACAAGCAATGTGATTATTATGAATATATTTTTAAATCTATAACATTATGACAGCATATACATATGGAGTTTACGACTTATTTCATATAGGTCATATAAACTTATTTAAAAGAATAAAAGAAAACTACGATAAACTAATTGTCGGAGTTCATAATGATGAACAGGTTATGACTTATAAAAAAGCCCCAATCATATCTTATGCAGATAGATTAGAGATGATAAAATCTTGCAGATATGTTGACGATGTTTATGAAAACGCGGATTTAATAACGACAAATGATTTACTATTGAAATTAAATGCTGACTGTGTTTTTGCTGGTAGAGAAAATTTAGAATATATTAATAAATATTATCAAGTCAGTGAAAACAAACTAATTTTATTAGATAGAACAAGCCACATTTGCACTTCTGATATAATAAATAAAATAATTAAACATCGTCAAATTTAATATTATTTTTAATTAAACTGTTTCGGAAGTCTTTATAAAAAAGATTAGTTTTATCATCTAATAGACTGGCGTAACAATCATCAAATATATTAATTAATTTCAAATCTATATTAGAAATATCCTTTTTCAAAACAACTGTTTGAAAAAAGTTCTTTAAATTTTCTATCTTTAGATCTATTTTATCAAAATCATTCTCATCACAATAAAAAACACACTCTCTTAGGTGTTTTGTGTTGCCACCTTTTGTATTGTAATAATCTTTAGCAGGAGTTAGCCAATCTCCATAAACAGTAGTCAAAAATAAATCTGGACGATATAAAGTATTGAATTCTTTATGACCTAAAATTACTTTTTGTTCTTTAAACGTTTGAAAACATTGTATTCTTTCGTTCAACCAAGCTATATCATACATATAATAATTAATATTTTTTTTAACAAATAAAAAAACATCAATTTTCATATCTTCTCTATCATAAAACTTGAATCTTATCATTGATTCTTGAATATTCCAAGAACAAAAAGGTAAAACATCTTTAATATCATTTAACAAAGAAAACAATAATAAATTATCTTTTTTTTCATTTAATATAGCAAAATCTATATCGTCTGTTAACAAAACACCATTGTCTCTAATAGAATTTATCAAGGCTCCACCTATTAAATAACATGGAACATTTTTTTCTGATATAGCTGTTTGTATAAATTTCGCAAATTCTATATATTTTATTTTATCTATTATTTCCATGTTTTATCTGATAAATCTTCGATACAATTATCAATATATTGTTTAACATATTCAAAAGTAATTTGTTTTGAGCATTCAAAATCTTTATTTTTTGGACACCAAAGCCAATTATTTTTATCAAATTTTACTTCAGGATCATTCCAACAACTATTACATACTTTAGAATTATGAATTCTATAAGGATTTGTAAATTCTAATTTAGGATCTGTAAACCCTGAAATCATTACAACAGGTTTATCACAAGCCCAAGCTAACCATGAAAGACCGGAACTTAAACCAATAAAAAATTCACAATGCATCAAATAATTTATTCTTTCCATCAAAGGTTTATCTCCAGTATTATCAATAGCTCCTTTTGGAATTGAATTCATATGACCAGCAATTCCAAAATGAGAATTTTTATCAATACATACAACTTTATATCCTAAATAATTCAAATACTTTACAACCTTATTCCATCCATCAGCGTTATTCCAATATTTACATTGAGACGTTGATTGAACTCCAATGCAAACATATTTTTCTTTTATTGGTCTTTGTTTTTTATAATCAATTGGCATTTTACACTTGACTTCTTTATGATCTAAATTCAATAAGACGGACGCCACCTCTTGAAGAGAAGTCTTTTGCCAATTTAACTGATCGAAACATCCTATTGATATAATGTCATCGTATTTTACTGAATTAATTTCAGCATAATTATAGAAATTAATATTATTATAAGAACTCTTCAATAAATCTTTGTGAGGAGTATAGTAGTCTACCGATACATTTTTCTCATCAGCGTATCTTGCAACTACTGGAGTCCAAGCTAAGAAATCACCCAGACTTCCCGATTCATTAATTATCTTAACTTTCTTTTTTACAACGTCTGTTTGTTTATTATTTAAATATGAAATAGCTATTTTGGCAGCATTTTGCCAAGTAAATTTAGTTCTAATAATTTCACTATCTTTTAAAGCTTTATTTTTATAAAAATCATAACTATGATACACTTCAAGCATCTTTATCTTTAGATCATTGTAATCTGGACTATACCATCCATGCATTTTATTTCTAATATCCGTAATTTCTCCGTGAACTTTGATAGGAACTCCAAGATTTTTAGCAAATTCTAATTGCCCAGAACATTCTGAATATAAAGATGGTATTCCACAGGCCATTGCTTCTATTAACGGCAAATTCCATCCTTCAGAACGTGAACAAGACAAAAATACATTAACAGATTTCATTATATTAATTAGTTCATGTCGTTCTTTAAAATGTATTATCTTAATATTTTTTCTGTTCAAGTTGTAATAAGACAATCTTTCTTCTGTAGTTTTAAAGTTGTCTGTTGGAAAATTATTATCACATGAAAGAAGCAATTCTATTTTTTCATTGTCGCCAAATAATTCTACAAAAGCTTGAACTATTTCTTTAGTGCTTTTTCTATCTTCCCATTTACCAAGAATTAAGAAAGTAAACTTATCAGAATATTTTTTATTTTCTGGATAAAAAACTTTTGGATCTATTCCTTCAGGAACTATTTTAATTTTATTTTCTGGATATCCTTGTTTAATCGCTACGTTAGCTTGCCACTGAGTAGGCACCCATAATTGATCAGCCTCCATTAATTTAACAAAAAAATCTATAGGATAGTGAGTTTTCTCCCAAACATTATAAAATACTTTTAGTTTTTTATATTCTGTATAGAAAAATTCATGATAACAATCAACCAAAACTATATCAACATCATTTTCAAAATCTTTTGTTCCAGAAAAGACTTCAAAATCTTGATTACCTTTTTCTGTTGCCAAAGATTGTAGCGACAAAATATTTTTATCTAATTCGTCCGCAGATGCTCCATAAGGATTTTCATTATATAAACCCTTCCATTCACTATCTACTGAAAAATTTCTTATTTTTAATTCAGAAAGTTTTGAAAGCTCTCTGAAAAAATTTTTAGAATGAATGGCGTATCCGCTATTTCCGAAGTAACAACAATGTCCGAATATTTTCATAGTTCAAAATAAGTATGTCTAAAATATAAGAAATAACAATAAGGAAATTCGCTTATTTGTTCTTTTATGTGATTTACATTTTGATTCACAACATTTGAAAGATCATCTTTTTTATCGAAAATACATTTTTCAAAATAATAAAGTATAATTCTTGAATCTTTGTTAAGATTTTTCATTTCTAACAGTAAAGATTTCATTAAGGCTGAATATTTATAATCATTATAAATTACTATATAAAAATCTGCCTTTTTATTTTCGTTAAAGATGAGTTGACAATCAGAATATAAAAATCTTAATTTATTTTTCTGATCAACGGTCAAATTATTACTAAAAACACCAATAGATTTATTGGATATTTCATTTATACCTAGTTTAGAAATCGCACATGTAATTTCATATACATCATTAAAATCAAAATAAGGATAATAACAATTATTTTTTATTTTATTGTAAGCTAAATCGAAATTTCCATTAAAGTTGGGTTTCGCTGTGGAATGCGATTCAGAATCATTTCTTAATTTCCAATCATACAAGCATCTTGGTATATGCAGCCATTTACCAATGCTATTCATATACATAATTCTATAAGAGTCTTCTCCACAAGCATCAAAATCATCGATTTCAAATTTCAAATCTTTAGTATTTTTAAAACACCGCAAATGACCTAAAGTATTATAAGATAAATTCTTTAAATAATCAGTATCTGGATGAAATGTTTTTAATTTTTCCAGTATAGTTTCGTCGTTTTTGACCAAAGACAAAGAATGCAATGAATTATTTTGCGTTTTAATGAAATCACTAGTTATTACAGCCGCATCTGGATATTTGGCCGCAAATTTATTATAAACTTTTAAAAAGTTATGATCAAAACCGTCATCGCAATCAATTAATACCACATAATCAAATGAAGAATCAAAAAACTTATTTGGTTGCCAATACATTTCTTTTTTATGTGATTGTTCTACATATTTTACATTCTTAAAATTCTTTATTTTTTCTAATAGAAGTGATTTAGTATTATCTCCACTAAAATCGTCTGTAATAATCCATTCCCAATTATCATAATCTATTTTAGCAACTTCATTAAATATATAATCTATAAATCTTTCCGCTTTATAAAAAGAAGTATATAATCCAAATTTCAAATTTGAAGATTTTGATTTTTTATTTGATTTCGGCAGTAAAGATAATAGTTTTTTTCTAAATTCTAAATTTTTTAATTGATGATAACCTAATAAAAGATTAGAATTTTTACAATAAGTATTTAATTTTCCATCTTCAAATAAAGTATCTACTACTTCAGAAGTTTCAGTTTTGTATATTGCTTCTATGGTGCTTAGTTCTATTACTATATTTTCATAATAATAATTTTTTAAATTGTCTTTCCATAACATTAAGTTATATGGAGTTTCTTCTCCGACGATGAAATATTTTTGCCAAGCTTGAATAGAAAATCCAGAACCTTTATATATAGATGGTTCTCCTATGCACCACAACTCTCTGTTCATACAAATATCAACCCATTCATCAACAAAATTTTTACAAGATTTGTTTATTGCAACGACACAAGAACTCGCCCATTTCTGAGTTTTGTTCTTTATTTTCATGTAATCCATAAGATGTTCATAATTAAATGCTTTATAAACACCATCATCAGTATAGTACCACCAATGAGGATCATCCCAACCATTTATATATACTCCTTTAGGATATTTATTTACAGAACTTAAAATATATTCATAATCAAGATGATTCGATGGAATCATATCAGAATCAAAATAAATAAATTCATCAATTAAAGTTAATGCATGTTGAAACGTCAAAGGTTTATATAACTGAGGATTTGGAAGACCTTCTATTTTATCTATTTTTATTTTATTTACGTTTGGATTATTATAATCAGAATCAAAGCCTATAGTATAATAATAAAAAGTATAAGTGTCTGGCAATCTTTCAAAAGACTCTATTAAATTTATAGACAAATCTTCATATTTTTTATCACCAAATAATAATATATTTTTAGTCATGTTTCGTTATTGTTTATTATAAGCTAAAGTCCAAATATTCTATAACTTGATTTACGGAAGGTTGGCATTCGAAAGTTTTTTTATTTTCGAGGCAATTTATTAATGGTGGTACGCAATTTATAGTCTTCCATTCTTTTATAGAGTATTTTAGATTATTAGTGCAATAAAGATCGCAAGATCCTTTAAGATATACATATTTATGATTTTGACGACCGTTTCTATAAGGAGCAACTAATCTAGGATCTTTCGCACTTCCTAAATGTAATATATTAACATCTGTCGTACCAGCTAAATGTAAAGGCCCAGTATCAAAAGAAATAAATAATCTAGCATTATTTATGATATTCCAGCATTCATTTATATTTGTTTTATCTATAAGATTTAGACCATAAATATTATCAAAGTCATAGAAGTCTTTGTTAATGGTGTGTGACTCTTGTTCTATAATTTTTTTACCTATTAGAACAGTGAAGATATTTTTTTGTTTCAAATGGTTAATTATTTTTTGCCAATTTTCTTTGGCCCATGTACGATTCGGCCAATTCTTTGATGTGTGAAGAACAACGTAAGGATTTTTAATATCAAAGTTATTTTTTACAGACGAAGGAAAAAATTGACAATGCATTTCTTCTGGCATTAAAGAAAAGCCCAAATCCATTGCATGAATCTGTCTAATATCAAAAGTATTAAATTTTCTTTCTATACCAAATTGATTTTTCTTGCCGGGAAGAACGAATGATTCAAAATACTCATAATCTCCAGATAAACTGTCGAGATTAAACTCGCTTGAACTAATTATCTTGTTAATATAAGGACTATTCTGCAACACTTCGGGCGCATCATTTATTATATTTAATTTGGTATTATATAAGCCACTTAACTTTCTTATAACTGGGGTAGAACATAATACATCGCCTAAATTCGTGCAGTTTATTTTATAATATATTTTTTTATTCATTTCTGAATTTGAGAATTATTTTTGGCATGAATGATTCCTATATTTGTGTATTGATCAAATCTCAGAATAGTAAAATTGTTTACCTTTAGGAAGTCAATGATTTTTTCAAAAGATCCGTGGTATTCTAGCGCTATTTTATCAACTTTATTTCTAAAGAATTCTGCATTTTCATCTGTAAAAATATAATGTTCGCCGCCTTCACAATCACACTTTAAAAAGTCTATATAATTTATTTGATTCTTTTTGATGAAATCTGAGAATGAATAAGTTTTAACAGATTGGGCGTTCTTATTTCTATCATGCCAACTTATATTTTCATTTTCGCTCATAAAATTAGCGCCACTTGTTTTTTCCATCACCATTAAAGTCTTTATAGAAGAAGATGATGATATCGCGGCATTATTTAAGTATATATGAGGATAAAATTGAAACTGATCATTCAATATTTTAAAACAATTGTTTTCAGGCTCACAAGAATATATTTTGGCGGCTGATTTATATATCGCGCTATATATAAAAGCCCCAACATTAGATCCAATATCAACAACAACGTCATTTTTTTCTACTTTAATAGCTCCATCATAGTCTTTTTTACAAAATACATCATACATAGACGAAGCATCTATATCATACTTTCTATAATTAAAACAAAATGGCATAACATCCAATATACTATAATCAGGCTCATCTGAAAACTTTATTATTTTAGTATATATTAAATTACTGTTATCATAAATATTTATTTTTACTGTTTTGGAGATCGGCAGCATTGATGTACCTATCCAATAAATATGATCTTGAGTCATTGACATATCTATAGAACACGATTTAAAATTAAACAATGCATCGTATATTTTTATTGTTAAATTTTTATTAGAGTATGTCGGCGTGTTACTTTTTATATGAGCTATGAACTCGTTTTCTTGAATTTTGAATTGATAACCAACGATTGTGAAAATTTCACTCATATATATGATATAATAGATTCGAATTTTTACGATAAAATATGATAATCAAATTAATTATATAATATTTATAAAAAAATACGATTAGGGCTTTTCTTGATTAAATATTTAATAGCTTTTGTGAGTATACGTTTATCATCTTTAAAACCTCCTAATGATCGGTTACAAGTATGACATATATAGCCACGAAACTCTCCTGTTTTTGGGTCGTGGTCTAAAACCCACGGACCATTATTTTTATTACCTTCAAAAGCGCATTCATCAGCAGTTCTATCACAAATAGGACACATATAATTCTCACATGTCGGCGGCACATGTATTTTTTTCAACTGTTCTCGCATTTTTAGTTGGGCGGTCTCGCATTTTTTACATTTTGAGCGATAATAATTGCCGCCAGATGCTTTCGTAAAATATATAAGAGGTTTATTTAGGCCACAGGATGTGCATTTTTTTTCCATGAATTTATAAAAAAATTGGGTTCGGATTTTTTTTACTTAAATTATACAGGTTTTATGGGATTTTATCTATTTTTTTTAGAAAAAAGGGGGAGGGGTGTATATGGGTTGTGTTGTTATATATATAAGAAAGAGGAGATATAATAAATAGATATAAGATATTAGTTAGGTATATTGGAGAATGTAATAGATAAGAATAAATGGGATTAGAGATTGAGAATACCCTCCCCCCCCTGTTACAGCAAAAAAAACAAGAACTTTTTTTTCAAAAAAACGGGGGGGATTGACCCCCCTCCCCCCACCTTGGCACGGTTTGTGCTAGGTGCAGTGTGAAATTAAACCCCCCCTGTCTAGCAGGTTCTGTGCCAACCTGTGCTGTCCAGGCGCGAAAAAAATCTGCAAAAAAACGCGAAAAGTTCTAGACGGAAAAGCTGTTTTGCCCTACTGTAATTCCATGACGAACGACTTCGCCAACATCAGCGCCGAGAGCAACCTGAGCGACATGATCGCGCTCCGCATCGAAGACTT